TGCAGGACAGGTCGTTGTACCTGTGGATGCTACGTCTTTCGGCTGGTGGCTGACAGCGGCGTTTGGTGAACCAACAACGGAAGATGGGACTGTTGAAGGAACTTATAAGCATGTTTTTAAACCGTCGAAGCGGCAGCCTTCTTTGATTATGGAAAAAGCCTTTCCTGATATTGGCGTCTACACAAAATATAATGGCTGTAAGGTAAGTACACTGGAAATAACAACAGGCGGTGATGGCGAGCTGGTAGCCAATATTGATATGATGGGGGCCAATGAAACTATCAATAAAGCGACGATCAGTACGACGCCTAAAACTCCGGTAATGGATAGATTCAACAATTTTATGGCGTCTTTTAAACTTAATGATGAATTGGCGGCAGTATGTACGGAAGTATCCATGAATATGAATTTCAATCTAGACGGAGATACTTATGCTATTGGCGGCAAAGGATTCCGAACGGCATTGAATGAAGGCATATTGGAGCTGAGCGGCAGTATGACGGCATTTTTTACCGATAGCAAATTCATTGAATATGCTGAAGACAGTACAACAATCAGCGCTGAATTAATTTTTGAAACAGGCGACTTTAAATTGTCGTTCCTGTATCCGGAAATGAAGCTGGCACGGAATACACCTCCTATCGACGGACCTACAGGTATCAGTCAGCAGTTGGATTACAACGCTTTTTATAAGAGTAATGACCAAAACAGTAGCGTAATAGTTACACTTATCAATAAAACAGCATCGTACACGAAGGGAGCTTAATCGTAATGGCTATTAAAAAAATGATTGAATGCAGATGTATGACATGGGAAGAGAACGCCATGCATGATGATCTCGTAGAAGAATTGCTGGACAAAGACCCCCAAATATCAGGAAGAAAAGTTTTGCAAAAAATGGCGCCATGGGTACTGGAGACAGTTTATAAAGTCAAAGCCAGCGACTTTACACCGGGCGAGATTGTTGAGATCTATACACGCACCAAAGAGCTGACAGCCCATGTACGTGCAGAAGAAATAAAAAACTTGAAGCCCTTGTCGTCTGGCAGCGCGAACGGGCCGGATACTGCAGAGACTGCCGGAAAATCCAAAAAGTAAAGCAAACACTTGATTGTAATACATGCGCTTACCGCGCACCGGAGCTGATGGAAGGTAATCGCGAAGCGTATGCTGCGTGGTATGCAATTCGTAACTGCAGACGTTATGCAGTCGGTATGACTGGAGCTATTTTGCTGGGTATCAGCTGGCAGGATGCAGATTACATTCTGAATAAGTATGGTTTTCGCGTATCGGCGCTGATGATGCAGAAGCTCCAAAAACTAGAAGATTTAGAGATAGAAAACAGCCTGAGGAAGGAAGGTAAGTGAAGTGGCAAAGAATGTAGCGGAAACCAGAGTAAAAATATCTCTGACGGACGGCATGAGCGCTGGGCTATTAACGGCACAGAAAAACTTAACCGGACTGAATCGGGCTGCTTCGTCTACATCAAGTATTTTTAAAGGCGTGACGATGCAGGCGGCAGGACTGACTGCGGCTTTGACTGGACTGTATGGCGTGTCCGAAGCGGTAGGGAAATTGATCAAGGCTCCGTATGAATTCGCCAAAAACATGGAAACCAATCAGATCGGCATCAGCGGTATTCTGCAGTCGATGACCAAACTGGACGGCAAAACGCTGGAATGGAATACGGCTATGCGGATATCCGGCGGCATTTTACATGACCTGAACGATGCGGCCCTGCGAACGGCGGCAACCAGCGAAGATTTGATTGAGGCATTCAGAGCACTTTTAGGTCCTGGTCTTGCTGCAGGCATGAACATTGAACAGCTGAAAGAATTTACGACTATCGGTGTCAATGCTGTAAAGTCTATGGGCTTGCCCAGAAATCAGATAGTGCAGGAACTGCGTGACCTGGTACAGGGTGGGATTCGTCCGCAGTCGAGTACACTGGCAACATCTTTGGGTTTGACTGACGCCGATATCAAGGCTGCAAAAGAAAGCAGCGAAGGCCTGTATGCGTTTTTGATGAAGCGCATGGAAGGCTTTAAAGCAGCAGCACTGGCTACACCGAAAACCATGGCCGGATTGCTGGATCAGATTAAGGAAGGATATACCCGTACTGCGGCAGACGGAACGGCCGAAATCTACAGTTATTACAAAGAACTTCTGGGGAAGGTAGCTAATCTGTTTTTGGATCAGGAAACTTTTAAACTGGACGAGGACCTGATTAAAAATGTAAGTGCTTTTAGTACCCATGTTGTAAATGCTGCCAGAGGTTTGGAAAATGTGGGCAGCGCAGGCTGGACTGTTATAGGGCCGGCCCTTGAAACAGCAGGGACAGCGGCCGGAGTTTTGGCAGATAATACCGAGCTAATCGTCAAAGGATTTGCAGCGTGGAAGTTGGGGGGTATAGTTTTTGATCTTGGCAATGTCGTAACCCAAACAAATAATGCGTATCAGGCGCAGACTTTGCTTGGTACTGCGGTGCAAAAGGTCAGCGGCTATTGGAACACCAACAAAATAGCTGCGCAGGGAGCGTACCAGCAGGAGATACAGGCGGCAGAGAATGCGGCGGCGGTGATCAACCAGACTGAGCGTCAAAAACAGGCGGCTAAAAAGCAAACAAAAGTTGTTGAAGAGGCTTTTAGCAAAGCCATAAGAAATAATAATTCTGTTCTTGCCATTGAGCTAAAAATGGCAGCACAGCATTATCAAAACTTGGGATTATCGGCCGAAAAAGCCGGGCAAATGCAGTTACAGGCGGCAAAAGTGGCTGCTAAAGGGCAGTTGGATCTGGCGAAACAGATCCTTGATACTCAGGAAAAACATATTCTGGCC